TTAATCCTAATTCATTTGTCTGTATTTCTAGATTATCAGTTGTAACTATAGAAGTTCTTTCATTTTCATCATTGTATCTATAAAGATATTTACCTGTATCATAAGGAGTATCATCACCATTATAATTTAACCAAGTAGCATCGTCATCAGTCGATAAGGAATTGTTCGATGATGCAGAATATCCATTATTTAAATTAGATTGAGCATCAGTAATTACCTCAGCAAATGTATTATGGACTACATATCCACCAGGATTAGTAGGATGAGTAGGTCCATTGCCTTCCCAAGTATTACCTTCTTTCAGCATAGTTTGAGTTGTTACAGGGCCAGATAATACATCTTGCTTCTTCCATATGTCAGTAGGTCCATATTTAACATTTCCTTCTCTAAAACTTCTCCATTCGTAATAATGAGTTACTACACCACCAGTTACTTTGCATACCATATAGTCATTATTATTGTCTTTATGCAAGAACCAATATCTATTAGCTCTACCGTTAGTAGTACCTTCTTCTAATTGTGTTCCATTAGCATCAGAATATACAGAATCTCCAACATTTATAGTGTTATTATTGTTAGCTATATAAACTGTTTCAGTAGCTCTTTCTACTTCCGAAGAAGGCTCTAAGCTTCTTACGGTAACCCCTTCATTAGTTAACATATCTGCTGCAAATTGTATATAGCCAACATCAGCTATTCTCTCATCATATCCACTTCTATATCTTACATAACCATTAAGACCGTCAGCTAATCCGTTTGAATTGTAGCTTGGCTGATTTATCATTGCACTAGGCTGACCTATATAGAAATCTTCTACAGAGATAGCGTAATAATTATCAGCAGTTTGGAATGTGCCAAATTCAGTAAAGTCTACAGTCCATTCGCCATATATATTAGTGTTTTTGTTAATTATACTATTATTTACACTATAAGTCTCTCCATAACCATCATTATTTGTGTCGTTAGGATTTACTTGACCAGTAGAGGAATCATTAGGAACATATCCACCTCCAGTACTTTCGTAGTCTGAACCGCCTTCGTTATATACGTTAGAACCATCTCCTTCTTGCAAAATAATATACTCAGATTCATTTATTGAATATCTAGTTTTATCATCATAAGGAACATCAGAAGAATTTACTATAGATATCTTATCTCTATACACTAAATTATTTTCTTCATTGTTTGTTGATATAGTTATTAAATAATAGAAACCCTCTCTAAAGAAGCTATTTATTTGATTAAAGTTTAATGTTAAACAATTATCATATCTATAACTAAGTAAATTAAATACACTTTGCGTAAGATTACTACCTTCTTCTGTTAGAACAATAGACAATGCATTCGCAGATAATTGCTTAGGAGAACTGCCAGTATATGTTAAACTGGATTCTCTAGGAATTATCTTTAGTGATTGAGATTCGCTATTATTTGTTATTATCATATTATGATAACGATATTTTTCTTTTTTGTTTTATAATAAAAAAGGGTAAGCTAATGCCTACCCTGTTTTTACTAATAATAAACAATATTATTATTCGTTACTCATGTTAGATGTTTGTACATCAAATCCTGATGTGTTACCTACAGCAACTAGTGTGCTTAGTACAAATAAAGACGGTAATACTTCTTTCCCTTCGAAAGTAATATTATATCCGTTTAAATCTCCCATTGCACCTCCAGTAGAAGTATTAACAGAAACTTCACATCCATTTTGTCCTCCAGCTATTCTAAATTTCCCATTATAATCTTCAATGATTATATGAGGTCTACCGTAAGACAATAATTTTAATTGCATCATTGTATCGGCATTCTGAGCCTTAAGAACAAAAGAACCTGATTGAGTCCAGAATGAAGTTCCATTGTCTCTAGAACTTTCATTAGTTTCTTCAAAGGTATTGTTGTCTCCTCTTAATTCAAATTTGTGTACGTCTACACCAGCGGTTAAAGTTGCTACAGTTCCGTCAAATGCAGCAGCGGTTGGAGCGTTAGAACTAGCGTCAGCCATCCCAGCGTACATAGCGTCTGAGTAATTAGCAATGTAAAGATTTTTAATTCCACCTACGGACTCTTTACACGCTTCTAGTCTCCCTTTTGATAAATCACAAGCCATTTTTTATATGTTTTATAATAAAAAAGGGTAGGTAGAATATCCACCTACCCCTTTTATGTGTTAGTATTAAGTTATATTAAGAATAAAGAACGATGTCAGAACCGATGCCGTATTGTACAGCAGCAGTAAATCTCATTACTATTCTTACATTTTGACTTCCGTCAATGTCAGCCATATCGATAACTTTTACTTCATTGTGGTCAGATAATAAACCTGTACCGAAATATAAGTTAGACTTTTCAGCAGCCATTGCAGTATTGTCAGCTAATCCGTTAGCAACGAAGATTTTTACACCATCGAAAGATAATTCTCCTCCGTTGTACCATTGAGTACCTTCGTTCATTGTTCCAGCTCCACCTATAGTAGCAACAAATCCACCTAAAGCTCTTACATAAGCTCTAGCGATGTTTTGCGATACATATAAGAATAAATCTTCTTTACCGTATAGTGAAGAAGGAATTGCGTCAACGATAGCTCCTAATTGAGCGATAACGTTAGCAGAAGATACTGTTGCAGCAGTTACGTCAATAACGTCAGAATCAGCTCCAGCTAGTGTTACAAATCCGTCAAACTCTCCAGCGTTAGCGTTAACACCTCTCCAGATGTTTTGCTCATTCTTTTCAGCTACTTTAGCTACAACGTGAGCTAATAAGTAATCTTGGAAAGTTTTAGGTAATGAATCAAATGCAGAATATCCCATAGATACTGCTTCCCAATCAGAACGGAAATCAGCTTTACATAATTGTAAGTTTACTTGGAATGTTTCTGGCTCGATAATTCTTTCTGTTAAAGTTACAGAAGAAGTTGCAGCGAAGTCACATCCTCCATTAGCTATAAGGTCTCCTGTAGCTAATTTCTTGATTACTTCTTTGAATTTAATGTTTGGTTTTACTTCTATACCACCTTTTTCGATAGTATTAGCAGATAGTAAAGCAGCAGAAATATATTTCCCTGCAAATTCACCTGCGTAAGTAGTTGTAATTGATGTTGTAGTTGCCATAATTAATATTAGTTGTTAAATAATTTGTTAAATACTCTTTGTTTTGTAGTTACTGGTTGCTTCTGAGAATATAAGTTCATTGTGTTTGAGCTTACTTCAGCTTCAGGAGAATGTGCGATAGATTCTGCTTCTTCAGATAACTCTACTTTATCAGAGCTTAATTCTTCAGGAACTTCAGATGATTTAACCTCACCCATATTATCCATCATTTGGTCGTACATAGCTTTGAATTCTGCTACTACCTTGCTTAACTCTTCTTTGGTAGCATAAATGCTTTCTTCTTCAACTACTTCTTCAACCACTTCTTCTTCGACTACTTCTTCTTCTAAAGAAGTTTCCTCTACTGTTTCTTCAGCAAGTTCTACTTGCTCTTCGATTACTTCGTTTTCTACTTCAGCAGAAAGCTCCTCTTGAATAGGAGTTTCTTCTTCAGCTTCTACAGAAAGTAATACGTTTTTAAATTTGTTGATAATTTCTGTTGCTTTCATAAATAATTATTATAATTTGTTAACGTTTAATAAATAATCTGTTTCATTTTCGGATTATTGTGGATTACCTTGATTGGTTAAACTACCAATCCCTTGTGCTTGTAAACTTCCATCACAGCATTTAGTGCTATAAGTACCGTTGCTACATAAACAAGCTCGTTTACTACTCTTTGGACTATTGTTGCTTGGCGTTTTTTTCATTTATCTATTTGTTTTAGTTTGTTTATTGCCCAGTTAACTCCAGAGCTACCACCCCAAGCATCCCACATAATACCTCCACATCCTTCACTATAAGGAACATCTTTATTCTGTTGATGTCTTTTGAATGAAGCCATTCTAGCTATTGTTGAGCGAGATATATTTTCTCCTGATGCTAATTGATTAGCTCTTGCCCATCCTACAGGTGTTCCACAACTACTTCCATTCTCTTTCTTCCATTTTAATGCTCTCTTTGCATTATTTCTTGCTGCTTGTGGATAATCATTATAAGTTTCTAACTCTACTTTTTCTCCTTGTAATAAAACATCTTCTAATTCGAATAATTTAGATAATGCTTCAAACTCATCATAATCCATTTGTTCCTTTACACTTTCCTTAGGTCTTTCGTCTAGTTTATCTGTAAAGAATCCTTCTATACTAAATCCTTTTACTCTACCTTCTTTAACAAACTCTTCCCAAATCTGTTCGTTATTTACTTTTACAGAAACCATCCAAGTTCCTACTGGTAAGCCAAGATTATATTTAGCTGACTTATCTTGTTTCTCGTCTTCTATTATCCAACTCTCTACAACACTTAGTCCATTTAATTCTACTTCGTGTTCTAATGTTGAATTGTTTTGTTTGCCTTTAGACAGGAATAATTCAGAAGCCTTTCTTACAGTATCTTTAGAAAAGAATATATAATACTCTTCTTCTCCGTTGTTTCTGTATATCTTCTTGTCTGGTATTAAAGCAGCTCCCATAAGTATACGTTTCTCAGAATCTACTTCAGCTAACTTAATCTCTTGCGCTTTTAAAGCAATGAAGTCTTCTTCTATTGCAGGGTTTTCCACTATAGATATAGCTTCTATACCAGCAAAGTCATTTTCTTCGTCTATAAATAATTCTATAATATTCTCTTCCATAACTTGGTAACGTATTTAATGTATTTTGTTTTATATTAGTCTCCTCCTAAAGAAGCTCCTGTTGATATTTGTAAGTCTAATTCTTGTTGTGATGTCATCTGACTACTTACTACATAAGCTTGAACAGGTTCTTGGAATTGACTACCTACTGCTTCAGCTAATTGATTAGTTCCTGTAGAACCAACTAAGTTAAAGTCAAATGTTCTTCCTCCACCACTAGCTCCTGCTGAAGTAGTTGTACCTCCGTTTCTTGTAGGTGTCGGTGTGTTTAGTATCTTGTTAACATTAGAAAGACCCATAGCTGTTACAAGAGCTGCTTGAGCTATATTCCAAGGACCATAAGGCTCAGCTCCTAATGCAGCTACAGCAGCTTTTCTAGTGCTCATTAAAGTTGCTGCGACAGCGGCAGCTTTCCCTATAGCACTACCTTTTTCAGCTATTGAAGCAATAACTTCAAATCCATATTGAACAATATCTAATTTAGCTTCTTCAGTCTTTTCAGTTAATACTAATTTATCATTATTAAATTGTTTTTCTGCATTTAGTTTTTGTTTTATTAAGTCCATGTAAGAGTCGCCATCTCTCTTTCTTTCTTTTATTTCCTCATCTAGCCAATATACTTTCTGGTCATATTGAGCCTTAAGCAATACAGCTTCTGCATTTAAAGCATCAACTCCAGCATCTTGAGTCATGCCAAAAGTAAGAGCCTGTATTTCTCCAGCATCAACTGCTTCTTGATATTTTCTAGTAGATTCTCTAGCTATTTCTAATGCAAAATTAAATCTTTTAGATGCTTGAGTTATAGTTAATTCTGTTAAAGCGTCTTGATGTTCCTTTTCTGCTTGTAGCTCCATTTTATTAAAAGTAGCTTTTGCTTCTGCTATTTTAGCTTCATCTTCGGTTGTTTTTAAGAAGTTCTCTAATCTTAACTCTTCTTTCTCTATAAAAGAATTTTTCTTATTTTCTAAATCTATTCTTTCATATTTCTGTTTTATTTCTAACTTCTTAAATTCATTCTCTTCAGTAGATAGCTCTTCATCTTTCTGAAATTTACTAATTTCTTTTGATAAATCTAAGTATTTACTTTTAAAATCTTTAATGACTCTCGTAGTCGTCTCTTTATCTTTCTTTTCATCAGTTTTACCTAAAAGATAATCCATTAAAGACTTAGGTTCGTCATCACCTAAATCCTTACGCAATATCTCCATGATTGAATTAATCTTTTTTCTCCTTCTTGTTATTTCTTTCTCTAAATCTGCTTCTCCTTCTTTTACAGTACCTGAAGCAATACCTAAAGCCCATGAGAAATCTCCAGGAGCTCCCATTTTATCTATATTTTTTACAGCAGCTATTAAAGTATCATACCAGTCAATTTGTTCTTCAATACCACCTGTAGTAAGTTCAGCTATATCATTATATTGTTCTTGTAATACATTAGCATAACCTTGTGCAATAGCAGTTCTTTCTAATTCAACTTGTAAATTACTTAATGCAAAAGCCATTTTATGTATACCTTCCTGACTAGTATCTACCTCTATGCCGTAATCCTCTAATTCTTCTCTAGCAGATTCTAATACTCTTTTTTGCTCATCGAAGGTAGCGTTTTCATCAGTTAACACTTCATTTAGAATCCTAAGCTTAGAAGAAGTGTCAGTTACAGAATTACCCATAATGTCAAGTTCTGTATCAACTTTTTTACTTCCCATAGACCATCTTTCTAATAAAGCTATAGCACCTTGAAATGCTAACACTAAACCTAGAGGGCCCATCATTGCAGCCCATATACTCTTTAGTCCAGAAGAGAGACCTCCTGCTGCTTTTGTAGTAAATACAAAGTTAGATGCCAATTGTGAAAGGTTATTCGCCATACCTCTAATTCCATAGTTGGAATCTGATATAGTACGACCAAGTTCTAGTACTGTTGCAGTAGCTCCACCAGTTGCCCCTGAAGCTCCTTTGCCTTTACCAGCATTTTGAGATAGTTTTACTAGCTCAGAGTTTAGTTTCTTAGTACTTACAGTAACCCCATCTATTGAAGCTGTAGCTTGACCTCCATCAACAATTATTTTTATTTCTTTTACTACACTTGAACTTGTTGCCATTATTTATTTCGTTTTATTGCGTTTTTTAATTCTTTCCAATTAGTAGGTGCTAAATATTTACCTTTAGCTATATTTATATCTTCGTCTTTAACATCCCAATCAGATGTTCCTAGTAAATCTATTATCTCTCTTATCATATTACACTTCGTTTATTAATTCTAATGTAGCTTTACCAGTATTTATATTCATCTGTATTTTGTTTATCTTGTAACTTCTACCTGATATAATTAGTTTATCGTTTAGCTCTAACTTAGTAACTAATTTTAAAGGTAATGTAGCTTCAAACTTAGATAATCTTGACTTTTCATTGTATATAGGCACTATATAGTTAAAGTAGTAATTATTAAACAGACTTTCTGTATTTACATTATCTACAAAAAACTCATCTCCTTCTTCACCAAAATGAATTGACTGTAAATTAGTAGATGCACTTGTTGTTAAAGTATTTGCTGGTCTTATATATTGGTCAAAATCAGTATCATCTGTGCTAAATATAGGATATGAACTTGTATCTTGTTTTATACCATAAAAAACTAGAGGTTTTCCAAGTATTGTATTTTCATCCTTATTAACCATCCACCCCCATTGTATAGTAGTCCTTTCTGTGTCATCATTTTGATTAGTCATTCTCTCATACATCATGTGTTCAAATCCTAACTTAACAGAATACGTTCCCCCATCAAACGTTAAAGGGTTGCTTATAGCATTAGACCTATTACTAAGTCTTTCATTACCAAACTCATCATTAGTTATTTCATTGCTATTTACTATGGCAAAAGTAGATGCGTCTTGATACTCGAAATCTATCTTAGAGAATATATTTGCTTTATCTACAGTATGTTTGTCAGTATGAATATATTGACTTACATCATGATTTGTTCCTTCTTCATAAAATTTATCTAATGTTCTTACTTTAATTGTTTCTCCATCATAAAAAGCAGTTAGATTAAACATCTTAAATACTGATGTTAAAAAGTCTATAACTTTCATCTTAGGCATATTATCTACCACATTTATACCTGAAGAAACTCCTATAGCATTACCTCCATTGTATGTGTAGTTAGCATCATAACCAGCAGAACTACCTGAGTTATCTATTTCATTGTATACTATAGTAAAACTGTTTACAGCTATTTGAGTTATACCTCCTTGTGTTCTTACTTTAAATATAGGCGTAAAAGTTTGTGTTCCTTCGCCACTTCCAAATTCTTTTCTTATCGTATAACTTCTAGTAACAGGGCCTCCTCCAGAATGCTCTGAAGTTCCTATAATTTCTCCTGACTCTCCATCAAATAACTCTAAAGTATATAGCCCTGTTCCAGTTGGAGTTACTTGTATTTGATAATTATAATAAATCTCGGTAGTATCAGGTCCGTCAACTACAATAGAAGTAACTAAGTCTTTATTAGAATTGCTTCTTGGGTCGTTTTGACCAGTAGGGGTTGTGTTAACAAACAAATAGTCATCTAAATCAATTTTTCTTTCGCTTATTGCTATTTGTGAAGATAAATCTCCTTTTTCTCTATTCAACCATAGATATAACTCATAGAATGAAGCATTAGACGTACTAAAGAAGTCGTTTGTTCCGTTTTTAGAGAATGTAATACCATACCTATCTTCTATACCTAATATTATGTGATATAATCTAATTGCTGGTTTTAAGTCTATCATAGATAGTCCAGTATAGGGAGTTCCAGAATTATGATGTCTTACATTTCTTGAAACAACCTCTTCTCTTAACTCAGGTCCATTATCGTGCTGTGAATCCCAATAATAATGACTTTTACCACTTATAAAAGGATAACATAAGTCTCCTGCTGTTGTGCTAGAACCGTTAGAGACTAAAACGCCATTAACTAAATTAAATCCGTCAGAAAACCCTGTTTCTACGTTAGAAGTAGTATATGTTTGATTAAATTGAGATAAATAAGAAGTATTATCTACAGCTAAGTTATCTAACTCATCATCTCCGAAAAGCAAATTAAGATTTACTGTTTTTCCATAAAACACAATCTTGTAAGCAAAAGGAACTCCGTTTTTCATGCTTACACTATTTAAACTAAGAAATCCTTTCTTATAATCCTCTCCATTTATCTTTATTAAAGCTTCTTTCTTTACTCTAGCATCATAACCACCTATAATATCAAAATTATAATAGTGTTTAAAGATTAAGTTGTTAGGAGAACTAGCAGGTACACTAAATTGTTGTGTAAAGTCAGTAAATACCTTAGCTATATCTCTAATATCCTGTATTGAGTTAGTTATATTAACAGATTCTTCTGAAAATATATCTAATCGACTATAGCTTATAGTTTCACCAAATTCTGCTGTATTTATGTATATTTCTACTTCTCTACGCATATTATCTTACGTTGTTTATCTTATCAAATGCAAATTCTAGTTCTATTGTGTAATTTATTAGCTTATCATCTAATTTAGTCTTAAAAGAAAGGTTAGATGAGGTCAATCTAACAGGTAAAGTCTTTTCATTGTATTTTATCCATATTTTATCGCTTAAAGACATTTGTCTAAATACTTCATTATAAGATTCTGGATAGAATCCTGTATTTAAGCTTAATTTTTCTTTAGCATTAACATGAAAAGTGTTATATTGATGCTTATTAGTTGCATAACCTATAGAGCCATTAGTGCCTATTAAGTTAGACTTAAACATCTCATCTTTCTTAGTCATACTAAGATTGCTTCTCTTAAAGAACCATAAATCTTGATAAACACCATACTTATTGATAAACGTAACCTTATAAGGAGTGTATCTACACTCTTCTATATTTTGTATTTTTAATACAGTAACACCTTCTACTGCATTTACTACAACCTCGTCAACTGGGTAAATAGTTTCATTCCTTAAAAACTGCTGTATACAAGTATTATTCTCAAAAGTTCCTCCAGAAGCCTCTACTCTTTCTTTATAACTGTCTATATCTGCTGAAGCTGTACTTACATAAGCAATTTGGTCTTCTATCTTTAAATTAGCAGTAGGAGTCCACACATATATTTGTTCCCCTTTGTTAAAGAATGCAACAGAAGTTGTGTTTTCATTATCTACAGGTATTCTTAATGGATTATCATCTGCTTTTAATATAGTTGTGTTTGATTGCAAATATCCTTGTAAAAACTCAGGGTTTGAGCCATCTTCAAAGTAACCATACCCATAAAAGGCTCTATTACCAAGACTTTCTACAGCAGTTCCTGCTGTGGAGCCTGAAAATGGCGTTATTTTATAATCCACATAAACTGTTGTACTGTCATCACTAGAACCACTATCACTTGGGTATATACCGTCAAAAGATGCTGGTATATAATCTCTTATAAGCTCACTTATTTCAAAGATAATCTTATTAGTAGTCCCTGTTGCGTTTAAAGTGTACTGTGGACTTCCTTGCCAAGTTGTGTTTGCTACACCTGTGTATATTAACATTTCTAATGTAGCACTTGTTATACCTGCTACTCCTACTTGGGCAAAGTATGGACTTCTTACGTTTATTTTAGCCATTTGTTTTTATTTTATCAAATTCTTTTGTTAGTTCCTTATTAAATGCTTCTAATATAGCATCATCAAATTCATCTAATGTGTTGTTTATTGCTCTGTCTATAAAATTACTTCCTTTATATCCGAATCTTTTTATTATTCCATCTCTAGCTATACTTCTACTAATAAGAAAAGCTATCTTATTGTAATTATAGTCTGTCTGTTTAAGGTATCTGCCAGTAGTATTGTCTCTAAGACGTATACCTTTGATTCTTAACCACTCCTTAATCCTATATCCGTTAGCTGGTCTACTTCCTTTACGAAGACCTTCGTCTATAGCTCCACCATAACCAGCCATAGTAACTGTTAAAGCGTTACCTACAGCTTGTGACTTAATACTTCTTGATAAATTACCACTAGCTACAGTATCATCTGCCTCTAATTGCTGTTGAAGCCTATCTACAACTTGGTCGCCTAGTCTAGTAAGTGCTATTGTTATAAAACTAGTGTCCATTAGCAGATACTTATATCGTTTCTCATTATTATGTTTATATCAGCTCCCCATCCTACTAATTCATTCTCAAATCTATCTTTAAATGGTTCAACAGAGATATTATCGTCTACTTGTAGCAATTCTTCTCTTAAAGTACCTCTTTTTAGCTTAGAGTACACTAAATTCACTACTTGCAACTGTGTATTCATTATATCTTGTAAATTATCGTTGCCATAGAACAAATCATGACTATAATCCTGTTTATTGTAGTCTAATATGTCTGCACATAGTACTTGAAGTGTAAAAGTGATGGTATTTGAGCTTATTACAGCATTTGAGATGTTTAAGTGTGTTAAAGGGAATATATCTGTCTTGTTTAGGTTAACTTCGGTAATATCTCCAAAACTAACGCTATTAACATGGGGATTAGCTCTTAATTCATCCTTTAACTTGTCTAATAAGTCATATACTTGTGTCATATCTATTTTTTATGTGCTCTTTTTATTAAAGCATTCTCTAAATTTGTTTTATCCTTTATATATTCCAAATACATTAAACAGGTATGTATTGGAAGTCTTGTTGCTTCATCAATTCTAGCTGCATCTTCTTTAGCGATTGTAAATATTGATTGATACCAACCCCACTTTTGTCCAAAGTTTGCTTGAGCTGAGGAGGAACTCCCTCCTTCTTGAATACCTTCACTAAATAATCCACCGTATAGTTTGGTAATTTTCTCCCTAAACGATAAAAAAAAACCATCGCCCCTATCGCTATATTAACTGGCATATCCAACATTACATCTGAGTACTTATTACTACCTTCATAATCCATAACTCTATAAAACTCCTTCTTCTTAAATATAATAGGTCTGAATAAGACAGCCATTGCTTTATGCATGGTCTGCCAATCAGATATATTATTATCTAAATCAATAAATTCTCCAAATGACATCTCATCTAACTTTGGTATAAAACCAAACTCAACAATAGTCTCCTCTCCATACTCATCTTTAGCAGACATCTCAAATCTATTAATTAAAGGTGTCTTTTCATCAAAACATCTATTTACTGCATTAATAGCAAAATCAAAGTTGTTTAAAGGTACTTTAAAAGTATCCTCTATATTTAGATTACAAAATATTTGTAACATCTTTGTTTTAATATACACCTCATCCTCCTTATCCCATTTATCTAGTACTTTTAGATAATCTTGATACTGTCTTAATGTTATACCTTCTAGCTTAGAAGGCACATCTAACTTATACTCTTTTACCATACTATGATAACGAAATCCACTACTTTTTGTTTTAACAGTAGAAAAAAACAAAAATAAAAAATATCGTTATCTATATAGACAGTTGCAAATCTGTATAAGTTGCTACACTTTAGGTATCCACCCCTATTGGTTCGGGCAACCTAAATCTCCTTGAGAATTGCGATACTAAATCCTTTTGTTATTTTCGTGAACGCCCTAGTATCATTCAACTCAACGAGTACATCAGCTAACCAGTTGTCTAGCTAACAACATTTAAAGTAACATATATAAAGAGGGGGGCGAATAAAACTCCATCAATACACCTTTTAATTACTCAACTCGTTTTACAATTATATTTATATTTTTAGAATATGAGTTTTAGAATAATTCGTTTTTGTAATGAAATCATAAGAGTGGGCTACTTACTCCAGCCATCTCCGATTTACGTTAAATTACTATATAATTACATTAAAATAATATATTCTGAATCGTTTTAAGCTATGTTTAAAGAAAGATATTTAAATATAGGTATGTAGATATAGAAGAGGTAATTAGAGGCTCTTAAATGAGCTTAAATGAGGTTGTTCCAACATCAGCATATATAATATCTCATTATCAAACAGTTAAAAAATAAACGCAGTAAATAAAGCGTATAAAAAAAAGGGCTAAAACCTAAGCTTTAACCCCTCTTTTGACTAACCAAAACAAATTATTTTACATCTCTTTTAATTCTTCTTTTATATTATTTAAATACATTTTTTGCATCTTTTTATTTTCTTTTACTACTTGATTAATTATAAATGGCAAGTCTTTAAATAGTTGGTCAGTATTATATATTAACCATCTTTCATTATTTCCAACATCACCGAAACCAATATGTAATTCTCCATCTTGACAATACAGGTTATTTGTTTCATATATGTAGGTATGTTGTTTAGATTCTTTTAATTGTTGTTTAAGTTCTTTTATTTCCTGTTGTAGTTGTTTCTTTGTCATTTGTTTTTCTTTTTAATTATTAATGTTATTGTTATACCTGTTATCATATAACCAAAGTTAACTATAATAAAAGGGTTTAATATATATTCTATCATTGTTTAATTATATTATACAACATTGCACCAATTAAACTAATTATAATATATTTAAATGCTCTGTTAATTCTGTTAATTATTTTATTATCTTTTTTAAGTTTTATATATTCTTTTAATGTATAAACTTCTATAGTATTATTTTTCTCAATAATTACTAAATTTCTGTCTGTTAGTTTTATATTCATTATATGTGTTTTATACTTATATTAAAATAAGTTGTTAATATCTATATTAGAAGCTATTGTTATTATCATAGGAACAATAATTAAAGTCACTACTGATAAACCGATATTTGTTGTTATGTCGTTGTTTTTGATTGTGTTAATTAAATTTGTCATTTTGTTTTTGTTTTTAGTTAATATTATTTGTTTTTAATTATACTCAAATATATAAACTTATATTTAATTAAATGTTAAAATTATGTTAAAATTATGTTAAAATTTTATTTCTACTCTGTCACCGTTCCAACTATCGCCGTTTAAATACCAGATAAAATTTTTCTGATATATACCAGAATTACCTATATAATTTAAAATACCGTTTAATCTTTCTTTTGTGGTATTACTGAACCAGCCACAATTTGACAATATTAATTTATTATCTTTTATTTCAGCGATTAAATTATTATGTAAATAAAATTTATTATTATTTACAAATGTGTTTGATTTACTATAATTAGTATTATTAAAAAAGGCTTTTACTGCTTCTTTTGTAATTTGTCTCATGTTGTTTAGTTTTTATATTATTGTTTTATGTTCTCTTTTATAATATTCTTTATTTATTTGTTATTATTTCAATTTCTAAATCTGTCATTATACTTTCGTTAATCTCTTGATTATATTCCTTATGTATTATATAATTAAATATATAAACTAATAATATTTCTTTTGATTCTTTTACGTGTTCAATATCTTTATAAAAGCTAATATATCCGTCATATGATTTGCATGACTCATTTACATAATTAATAAAATCATTATCATTTAAATATATATTATTTAATTTATTAAAATCATTGTCATTGATTTCAACTTCAATTTTATCTGTTTCATAATTATAAAATCTAGGAGAATTTAATTGTATAAATTTTAAATCTATTTCTAAAATATCATTTAATATATTTATGTATTTTTTACTGTATTCAATAAATGTATTTTTATAATCTACATTATCAAAGTTTAAATTATAGTATTCATCAATGAAATAATCTATATTATCCGAATGAGTAGAATGATAAAAACCTTCAAATTCTATATTAAACTTCTGTTTATTTTTATATAATTCTTTTTTAACTTGTTCAATTGTCAATATTTCTTTTGTCATATCTTTATTTTTAAAATGGTAATTTGTTTAATCCGTTTTGATATGTTAGTAAATACTTTATTATATCATTATTAATATTCTTTATATTGTCAAAGCCTTCAAACTCATTTTGTAAATCGTTCATTATTTCATAAGCATAATAATTTAATATTGAATTTACTATATATTCAGAATTAATATTTTCAGTAGGCAAATTTTCTCCAGTCATATCGTTGTATAATTCTGAAGCGTGTGCAATAACTTCAAAAGCATTAGAAAAAGAATTATTAATAAATTCATTACAACGACTATAATATATTATAGTATAAATTTCATCTGAAATAATATAATCAAAATTAGTTTGATTTTCATAATCTTCAAGAGTATCCACTATTGAATTAATTATGTGGTTTTTAAAGTGTGTAATATCCATTGTTTTGTTTTATTGGTTAATATTGTTTAAAATAAATTAGTTGTGTCAATGTTTGAAATTACAATTATTAACAAAGGTAATATAATAGTTGTAACTATTGCTAGACCTGTGTTGGTTGTTGTGTCGTTGTTTTTGATTGTGTTAATTAAGTTGCTCATAATTTTGTTTTTATTTGTTATTGTTTTACAATGTAAATATATAAAACTAATATAAATAAATCGAAATGTAAATGTTAAAATTTTGTTAAAATTATGTTAAAATTTTATGCACCTTTAATAATATGCGCGCGCGTGTATACAAAATTAATTTGACACTAACAAAATAAATTTGTGTTTTCTACTGGCTTAATTTGTTTTTATAATTGTGTAAGAATACAGATATTATTTAGAATGAATTTAAATAGCGAAGAGGGGGGGATAATGTTAAACGACCCCCATAATGTTAAACAGGAGGGGGATAATATTAAACAAGGCATAATATTAAACAGACCCCTTAATGTTAAACACCTTAATGTTAAACAAATTATCGGATAACATATTTTCCAGAATTGACTCCTTGAATTAAATATTGAAGTGAATATCTTATTGCATCTATAAAGTGATTGTACTTATCTATTGGCTTCTCTCCTTTATCGTGCCATACATAGTTGTTTAGCTCTCGTATAATACCACTAGAGTTTCTCTCTACTATAATCTCATAGTCTTGCATTAAAGCAATGCCAGATAGTATACTACCCTTCTTCTTAATAGTAGGTCTTATGTTTAGTCCTGTGTTTCTTAATTCATTTATAAGTCTAGGTTCTGCACTATCACATATTATTAAATCTGCTCCACATTCCTGTCTATTCCTAAATGCTATGTCAGAAGTAGATAAACCAGTTTTTCCGTATATTTCTTTAACATATACCTTTCTAACCTCTTTATCAATAGAAACCTTTACAAGTGTTGTCATATCCATAGAGAAACCAAAATCTTGACCATAACAGGTTAATTCTGTCTGTGCAAACTCTCCTACCTTCCAATTTCTTATAATTGTTCCTTCAGCTTTCTCCATCCAACCACCTAAGATAACATGCTCAAACTTAGAAGGGTTTCTTCTCTTCATCTCATACAACTGTGTTAAGAATGAGTCTGACAGATTGTCTTGATTATCTTCGTATGTAGTATGGATATAAGTAGCATCATCCTTTATACCATTAAAGCCACCTTTTATACTTTTATATAAAAAATATCTTTGATATATCCAATGCTCTTTTGTAGCAGGGTTTAATATTAAAATACATCTATTCTGTTTATTCTGTGAACGTATAGAAAAGTCTATCTTGTTAAACACATCTTCTTCCATAAGCTCTTCTGCTTCGTCTACAACAAACGTTGTAACGCCATTTAAGGACTTTAGAGCTGCTGTCTGGTTACCAGAGGATGTTCGTATACCTTTAAACATTATAGAGCTTCCTGTCTTAAGATTTATAATCTCATCTTTAGTTATCCTAAAATCTCCGTGTACATTCATCAGGTCTATCTTCTCAATAAACTCAGGAATAATAGAAGTGTTAGCTGATGTTAAAGTATATCTAGTAAACAATACTTTATGCCCTTCTTCATACGTTAGGTTAAGTAGAAACAAAGCTACTCCAAATGATTTACCTGAACCTCTACCACCAGTTACAATATAGTATCTGCTCTTAGATTGAAACAAAGGAATGTATTTACTATGTAGATTTATATTACTATTCATCGTCTGGAGTTACATCTATTGTATCTTCTATGTTTTGTATATCTTTATTGTTAAAGAAGTTTATTACAGGTACTTGTACTTTGTTAGACTTCTTAGCATCATTTATACTATCAGAGGGCTTACCATAAGCATACTCTAGTAGTAATTTCATGTGAGTAAAGTTATTCTTAGCTAAACTTGCTAGGTGTTTAAACGCTTCTTTCTCGCTACCAAATACATCTTTCATAGCTGAGGTAGCATAAGATGCTATCCTGTCTCTCTTAGCTTTATTCTGTCTAGCTGATGGTAATTTGTTTGTAGTAGATATAGGTTTAGGTGCAAGTCTCTTATTATGTTTCCTACCGTCTGTAGGTTTTATCTCTTGTGATTTATTCTTTTTTGCTCTAGCCATAATATGATAACGATTATTTAGTATTATGTTTTTTGTATAGCTTTAAGTATATATCTGTAATACCTTGATGTATAGTTGTTTTAGTATATACATCTTCAATAAATACTTTCTTTACTCCTTTCTCTATAACTATATTATAATCCTTGTTGTTTTTAGTTACAGGGTATATAACAAAGTCATTCTTAAAACACCACCTTAAAGCTTTCTGTCTTTCGTTTTCTAAATACATTAGTTAACATACTTATCCATTAAAACATACATATCACTATAACTATGCTTCTTATAACAAGACACACAAAAGCCTTTATCATTTACTTCTACCTCTACTTCTACTTCTTTAATTACTATTTCTTTAATAACTTCTTTATTACCTTGCCCTAATTTAAAACAACAATAACATAAACACGCTATCAATAAAATTAATTTAATTGCTTGTTTCTTATTCATCTTAGTGTGCTTTTAACATTTGTACCATAGCATTTATTCTAAGCTTCGCTACATCTATTTGTGACTCAGGTATTTGCTTTATTATATCTATAAGCTCTGCATCATCTTCTACTTGTGTTGATGAAAGTAAAGACTCATAATCTTCTTTAAGACTTATGTATTTCTCTTCAATCTGCTCTATAGGTTCAGGTGATTTAAGTCTTTTATATAATGTAGCATATTGCTTATCGTACTTCATTATTAAAGGGAAAACGTTTTTTATAGAATGTATTACTGTGGCGTGATTTAACCCTACTGTGTCTGCTATACTTTCTAAACTAAGCTCTGTATTCTCTCTACATAATTTAAAGTAAACTGCTCTAGTGTAAACATACTCTCTACTTCTTTTCTTTTTACTTAAATCTAATCCTGTTTTAGATTCAATTTCTTCTCTGATTTCTTTTGTTATTTCGTTATTCATTTTCTATAAATTTTATTCTATTTAATTGTTTGTATTGATTTAATTCTCTTGTTATACAGACTAGTGAATTGAATTTAGAATATTCTATTGCTTTCTTTATTCCAGCACACTCTAAATACATTTCTCTATCTTCATATTCTTTGAGCATCATTTCTATCTCACTATATAATGTTCCTTTCTCTATCTCATATAATGTAAGCATAAAGTAGTCATTAATAATTTCGTTAGACAGACCTTCGCTCATTCAGTTCTTAACTTAAGTAAATTGTAACATTGTATATATTTTAGTTTTGCTTTTTGTTTATATATTATTTTAAATAATTCATATACTTTCTTAGTAAATTGATAATGACTTGTGCAATCTTTTAGCAATTTCTCAGCATACTTCTTACCATACCCTTTACAGTAGTTTACATTGTCTATACTGTCTCCTATAATCATTTGCTCATAAAAGTTATATAAAGCTTCTAAAGGTTCTATATCATATACACACCTATGTTTGTAGTGATAGTTGTATATTAAAGCTGGTAGTTGTTTATAGTCTTTATCTATAGAAACTATAATAACATTATCTCTACCATCTTCTTCTGCTATATTCTTCCAATAATTAGCAACCAAGTCATCTGTCTCTAAACTATATTTACTTACACTATTATAACTTTCTGTTACATAATCATGAAGCTCTGTTAAAACACTAGGTATTCCTGAAGATTTTCTATTAGATTTATAGTTGGTATCTAATATCTTTCTAAAGTTACCTTTACTATTGTTAAAGGTTATTACTTCTGATATATCATATATTTCATTCAAATCGTATATTATGTTTGTAAAGGAATCATTATACTTTTCTATAGCTAAATTAATATCCTCTTCAACACCATAAGATGATGCCCATACTAAACTATCTGCATCAAATAATGCTACCATTCTCCTTCTATAGTTTTAACTGCTTCTATTTCTAAATCATCTATTACTCTCTGTTCGAGTATATCTATAATGTCGTCTCCTCCACATAGCACTTTATAACAATTAAAAGTACTATCAATATCTGGATACATATAACTACCATCTTGTCCTTTTTCAAATTCACCTACCACAACTAATACTATGTTGTCGTATTTTACTGTAACTTCTTTTTCCATTTTGTTTTTGTTTTATTGTTTATGTCTGCAATATAATATAAATATTTCAATTATCAAACATTAATTTACTTATATTCCAATTAAATCCTAATTTATTCAAAACATTAACCAAAGGCTCGTTATCAACTTTAGACCAATTACCCTTATAATAACAGCCATTAACAAAGCATTTAACTAAAGGAATGTCTCTAGTATCATCTAAGTAATTATGTGTTACATATAAAGCAATGCCTTTGTCTGTATGCCAACTATCACATATTCTTTCTAACAGAAGCCTTTGTCCTGTAGGAATAGAGTTACCAGCTCTTTTAACCTCCATTAATATTAAAGCCTTATTATCAAACTCTAATACAGCATCTATATCAGAAGGATGTATCTTACCGTTCTTTACACCTGTAAAGTCTAAACCTTGCTTTGTTTGATTACTATTTCTAATTAAGCTTTTCACCTTCTAATTCTTTTTGTAAGTTAGCTAAAGCTCTCCAAGCTACCTTAGCTGAGTGTCTAACACCATCTGAGTCTATCTTACCAGCTTCTACTAAATGTCTCGCTAAAGCGTCTAATTCATCTGTACTCTTGTTTCTATCCCAATGCAAAGGCTTATCAGGATGATGTTGTTGGTTTCCTATTAAAGATACCCTTGCAACTTCTGCTATAGCATCAGGAAAGTATTTAATCAGTCCTGTATATATAGGTATTCTTTTTCTCTCCTGACTATCTGTTGGTAGATTACCAACTAACTCTTGAAATTTCTTTATACTATCACTCATTCTTCTTCGTCTTTAAATAGTTCTTTTTCTAGTTTCTCTAATCTACTAGTCATACTTACATTAGATAAATACAACTGAGTCAATACTTTTTCCATTCTACCCATTCTCTGTGAGATAGTATGCTTTTTATCTTTTAACATATTATAATTGCATTAATTCATTAATTGCTGTATGTCCTCCTATAACTACTCCACAACCAATAGCTGGTTTCTTCCCAGCTTTAGCATAAGCAAAGGCATACTTCTCGTGGTCTATACCACAACCTACCTGAGTTCCAAATACTTTAAACTTTGCACCTACAGTCCATTCTGTGTAGCATTGTGTATGCAAGTGACCTTGTACAGTAGACATCATATCTGCTTTAGACTTTGTTCTAGCAGTCCCTCCTTCTCCATGTATATATTGAACATTATCAATAACAACTCTCTCTATAAAATTCCATTTAGGAGTGTTAAGTACTTCAGAATAATCTCTTACCCATCTACTAGGTATTCCTCCTGTTTGAGCTTTTCTTGCTATAATCCTATCGTGATTACCAATAGTTACATCTGCTTTAGGAAATGCTCTATACCATCTGCCTATTCTCTTTATAGCTAAATCAAGTTCATCTCCTCCACCCATACCATCTGCTGATGCTTCATGATATGATGAATAATGATTGTCTATAACATCCCCAATAAAAACAACTCTATTGCAATTGTATTTAGAATAAACATCTTTACAATGTTGAAGGTAAGAGTCTAAACAAAAAGGCTCGTGTAAATCTCCTATAACTAAGACTCTAGTTTCTTTCTTAGTTAAGTTCAAGAACGCTTTTAGTTTATTACCCTTTAATCTTGGTCTAAAATCTTTCATATTAATTATTATGATATTCGTTAAACAACAATTTTAACTCATGTATAACTGTTTTAACACAAGAAGAACAACTAGTTCTGCTTTGCTTCATATTATATACTCTATTATATATAGTAAACAATAATACTTGGTCTTGTGTAGTTACTACATTTCTTTCTTTACTAAACCAATGCTCTAATGTAAAGTACTCCTCTTCTGTTAAACATTCTACATTTCTTTGAGAGAAGAACCTTATCTTATTTAAAGCTTTTTTTCTTTCATCACATCCACAGTCTTCTCCAAAGACAGACTTAACAACTTTCTTTATTCCTGTAGCTTTTGTTATCTTCTCTACTACATCTCCTAAGCCTACACCATTATCAGAATCAAATGATGCTTTCCACTTCTTGTACTCTTTAGTTCTCTTGTCTAAATTCTCGTAATATTCTTTATTTCTCTCCATAGTATTATATTTTATCGTAATCTTTATTATAAAAGTCTTCTACATCCTCCTGAAACTTATCTTTTATTCTTTCCCTATAATGTCTTATAGAGTTATATAAGCTAGACCTACCTATACCTAATTCTTTTACTAACTTATCTAATGATAAATCTGTGGTAAAATATGCTATACATAAGTTCTTGTTATAAAAATCCCAACTATTTATTTCATCTAGTATCTTATTATATATTTTAGTAAACGCTTCTTGTTGTTCTAAATCAACTCCAGCATATATACTACTAGACTCATACATATCATTGGCTTCATCATTCTCTAATATTTTAAAGAACTTATATCTGCCTCTTGTCCTTTTATAATCAAAATACATTGACTTTAATGTTAAATATATATAAAACCTATTTGCTGATTCATTATTATACATTACATTTTTTCCTCCTTCAATAAGTCTATGAACTTTTAAGTACATCTCTTGTACTATATCTTCTGCTATGCTAGGATTACATCCTAAGTTAATTACCATCTTCACCCATAGCTTGTGACTTTTGGCTATCTTTTCTAAATCGCTCATCTATACATTTTATAAAAACTTCCACTCTTGGATTCTCTCCATCTAATTCTGTCGGCAAAATAATCTCTGTTTTTATGTTTTCATCATCATCATCTGTCCAGCAACCTAATTGTGTAATAGCATCCATCAAATACTTTGAGGTAACACTAATTACATTCATTTTATCTAAACGTCTTTTAGAGCCTTTATAGACCTTATAAGTAACTTCAACAGGTGTTTGTATGGTAAGTCCCTCAATCTGTTCTCTAACAGCGTTTAAATATGCCTTTTTAGCTTGATTGTTTATTATATGATGTAGGTTTCGGTAAGTATTAAGATTTATTGCTATTCTCTTATCCTTACTTTTAACTCTTGGTAAATAAACAGCTAAAGGGCAAATTAGTTTAATCATATAATCTCGTTATCTATTTGTTGTATTAGGTAACGCAAATCTTCTTTACTAAACTTTCCTTCAATACTTTCTTTGTATGTAGATAGTTTTAAGTTATAGTACTCTGATTGTTCTTCTAATCTTTTAATTTTTACATCTATATTCATATTATAATTTTTTATATTTAATACCGATTCCTTCTAAATGGTCGTATACATTACCAACTACTTCTGGTAATCCTACATCATTTACTTTAAAGCTAAACGTCTCAAAAGAATACCCTCTGCTTCGTTTGCATTTTACAGTTACTTGTTCTGTGTGAACAGTATTTAATTCTAACTCTATCTGACTTTCGCATTTTTTCTCTAATAAAGAACCAAGATGACCTGTTGGCTTAGAACTTCCAAAGTTACTATGTATAACTGTAATTATATGACAATCAAACTTAGCACTCCATTCCATAATCTTTTGCACCACTTTATTACTTTCCTCTAGGTTGTTTACATCAGATACTAAATCAGCAATACCATCTATAACCACTAAACCTACTTTACCTTTTTCAATCTTATATTTTAAATAGTATTCTATAAAACCTAACCTAGTTTTATAACCTACTGTTCTTAAACCAAAGGTATGGTAGCAACCAACATCTTTACCATCATTCATATCTAAGACACGCTTAAATACTCTTTGTGAATGCCACTTACCTTGTTCTGTATCAAAATGTATTAAACATCTATCTTCTTTATGACCTTGTATATCTCCTCCAAATCTATTTTTACCTGATAAGTAAACAGATGCTAGTAGGCTAATAAAGAATGTTTTCTTTGTCTTTGGAGGAGCTTGTACAAAACTAAAGTTACCATAAGTACCTATAGGTATAGGATACGTTTTAAGCCCTGTTTTAGTATTTATAGTATGTTCCCCTAAAGATAATGCAACAGGTGGATAAGATATAATCTCTGTAGTATCTACAAAGCAATCTTTTTCTATCTGCTCCATCAACATATTATTAATTGTTTCTTGTTCTGTCATTGTTTGTTTTTGTTTATAATAAAAAAGAGAGGGCTTTTACACCCTCCCCAAATATTAAAATGGTAAGTCGTCACTCGCTGATACAACTTCTTTTTGAGCTTTTTTAGGCTCATCATCCCTCACTACAGCAGTACATTTTCCGTCTGTCCATACTACCTTACCATTTCCTATGTAGTTTCTGGTCTTTTTAGCATCTCTCTCTTCTTTCGTTTGAGAGTCGTAAGCTGACACATTGCTTCCATAGTCGTTAGTTTCATCGTTAACACTTACTGTAAAATTATAGTAAGTTCCTTTTTTACCTTTTACGAATTTCTCCTTAGGTAAGTTTTCTAAGTTTACACTTAAATTGATAATTGCACTCATAATATATATATATTTATTTAATTAATAATTCTTTAGTTTCCTTAGCTAATTTGTATTTAGCTTCTATTTGTTCTACACTTCCTCCACCTTTAATAAAGTCTTTAGCTTTGTTAAACTCTGGAGTGTTAACATTTAGCCATTTCTTGTCTTTACCATGTGTGTTAGTAGCATCTGCATCTTTAGTATCGTCAATAAGTAGTAAACCATTTAAAGCATACTTTCTTGCATAAGAACTTGACGAACCAAATGATTGTGCTATATCCATACCTTTTCTGTTAGGGTCAATACCTGCTTGTGCAGTTACCTCTATCTTTCCCTCTCCATCAAAGAATACAGCTCTAGCTTCCACATAAGGAATACCTGCTACTTCTTTAATAGTGTCTGTTACCATAATAGATACATCTTCAGCTACAAGGTGTGGCTTTACTGCTTCTAAAATGTCTTCACAACTTCTGTAGTTATACTTACCGAAGTTATTTCTTTGATTCTTTGGTGCTTTCAATTTTGATTGAATAGCAATTAATTTTTGTGTTATCATATTGTTTTTATTTATTAATTGTTGCAATATAGTAATTTATATTTAATTATACAAATTATATAAAGATTTTCTTATTTGTTTCATATCTCATCTTAGATAAAGCTAATTCTAACTCTCTGTTTTCTATATGCATGGAGTTTGCATAAAAGTATATTTCGTTCAATGCTTTAATATACTTATCAGATTCTTTAGGTTTGCTTTTACTAAACTCTAATAGAAACTCTCCTAACATATTAAAGTTATTATAGAAATTAATCTCTTGCATTGTCCTTAAGTATTTCTTGTTGAACAATCCTTTTATAATCTTCTGGACAATCTTTGTCACATAACTCAAATATAAAAGTTGTTAATCTTGTTACTTCTTGTTCTAATTCTTTGTTCTTATTCATTAACACACTATTACTTTGTGTTAACCAATCTACTAAACTATTTATTGTACTCATAATTATCTGTTTGCTCTTTCTTTGTTAAATACTAATTCATTTTGTCTGTGTGTTTTAAATCCTGTTATTGGATTGTACTTGTAATCCCAATATTTAAAGGGAATTAATCTTTTCTTTTGTTTTTCCATAAGTTATATTTTTAATTGTTAATATTGCAAATATATATATAAATATTTAATAAACAAAAAAAAGAGGCAGAATAAAATTCCACCTCTCTAAAAACAAAAAAACAAAACAAGGGTCTACCAAAGATATAGACCTCTTTCTTTTAAGTCGTCAGTATCAAAATAAACTTCATCATGTGATACAGCTATTCTAGTGACTCCTTCTAATATTAATAATCTTACTAAATCCATTCTTTTCTTAGGATTTAATATTCTAAGCTTTATAGCTCTTCCTACTCTATGTGAGTTGTTAGTCGCTAATAATAATTTATTTCCATATGCAGGAGAGACATAACCTAATAGTATTTCAAAGTTTCTTCTAGTCTTCTTAACTATCTTATCTAGTATGTATACTGGTTGTCTTTCCATAAACTTATATCCACTACCTGTTTCATCAGGAGAATCAAATAAACTCCATTGTAAATAATCTAAACCTTCTATGTCTAAATTGTTATCCACAATCAAATATAAGAATATATAACGTTACTTTAAAATAAAGATATTAATAATTGTTAATAAAATAGATTGACTTTCTAATTTATTTTATATAACTTCGTCAATATAATGAAGTATATAAGTTTTTTATGTTTGTGATGGAATCTAAAAATGGAATCACAAATCACAATATTTTATAAGTTACTATAAATACAGGATAAGTGTGTTCTATTACTTGATAGACTTAAATTTTTCTACACCTCGAGAACCGAAGTATGCTACATAAGTAGTTATTAAAAGAGATTTAAGTAAATCTACCCAACCAGTATTCACTTCGAAGTTAATGTTAAAGCTATCTAATAATATTAAACATACCATAGAAACAGTTAAAAATATAAGTGTCATAGGTCTCGTGTTTTTACTTAACCAACTATCACTTGTCATATCGCTATTCCAACGCTTAGATATCTCTTGCATCTCTACCATATCTATTTCAAGCAGTTTTAAAGCCTTTTCTTTATCTTCTGGTGGTAATGACTCGTCTTTGTCTATAAGCCCTTTAACAAGCCCTAAAACACCATTATCAGGCAATGCATCTCCAATAGTGTTTACTATGCCTGAACCATTGTTAAGTAAGAACTGACCTACTTTTGTATCTTTAAATTTCTTCTTCATATCCCCATTTAAAGTGAATACAAATAAATATTAAATAAATATTTAACTCTTCGTTGTCTTCTTCGTCTAATGCTGGGTAATATTCCCACCCAAATAATAAACCTCTATCTACTGTAAAACTAAATCCTAATAACATATTATAATTTTTTTTGATAATCCCATCTTGCTCTTGTTCCTCTTATATCATAGTGA